CGCCTGTTTGACAAATATTTCGGTAAAAAAGAAAAGCCGGAAACAATCCCGGAAAACACACCGGAAACAACCGACCAAGCTGGGGATTCTCAAGATTACGCCAAATCCGAAGACCTCGACACACTGCGCCAGAAGTACAGCCAAGCCGCGCAAATCATCGAGAAACTGGACGAAAAAATCGAAGCCCAGCAAACCGAATATAACGCCCTGCGCGCCGAGTTTGACAAATTCAAAGCCGAAATCGAAGCCGCGCCCTATACCGGCGAACGCCAAGAACACAGCGGCAGCCAAACTGCCGACCGCATCGTTTGGTAAGCAAACCGAAATCCACCCATCCCCCCAATACCACAGAAAGCGCATCATGAACCAAACTAAATTAAGTCTCGCCATCGCCGCGATGATTTCCGAAGTTGCCGCCGCCCAAGGCATCAGCAAAGAGCAAGTCAGCAACGGCTACACCATCGCCCCGACCGCCGTGCAGACCATGTACGACGAAATCGCACAAAACACCGAACTGCTGCAAAAAATCAACCTGCGCCCGAAAACTGAAAAAGTCGGCGAAGTCATCGGCCTCTCATCCGGCCTGATCGGCAGCAATACCGACACCACCGGCGCAGGCAAAGAACGCAAACCGAAGCCAATCCACAACTTGAGCGGCCGCAAATACACGCTCGAAAAAACCAACTTCGACGCGGCCCTGCGCTATGACGAAATCGACCAATGGGCGCACTTGACCGACTTCCCGAAACACATCAACCGCAAAATCGCCGAATCCATCGCCCTGTCACTGGTCACCATCGGCATGAACGGCACCAGCCGCGCCGCAGATTCTGACGCGACCTCCAACGCAATGCTGCAAGACGTAGCCAAAGGCTGGCTGCAAAAAATGCGCGAAGAAAACAAATCACGCTGCATCGGCACAACCGGCACATCGACCTCATCCGTCCCATACGGCCCCGGCGCAACCGATTACAAAAACCTCGACGCAGTTGTAACAGACGCGCTCAACGTCATGATGGACGAACGCTTCGCCGACCGCTCCGACTTTGTCGTCTTGGCAAGCCGCCGCACCGTTGGCGACAAATACCTGCGCATCGTCAACAAATCAGGCGACACAGCCACCGAAATCGAATCAGGCGGCCGTCTGAACAAAGAGCGCACATTGGGCGGCCTGCCGGTCATGTACGTCCCCAACATGCCGCAAAACACCCTGCTGATTACACCGTTGTCGAATCTGTCGATTTACTACCAAATCAGCGGCGAGCGCCGTCAAATCGTGGACAACCCACGCAAAGACCAGCTCGAGAGCCTGCAATCCAAAAATATCGACTTTATTGTCGAAGAATATGGCGCAGCGGTTTTGATTGAAAACCTGACCTACACCAAATAAAAACAGGGGGCGCAAGCCCCCGAAGACAAAAAGAAAGGCCGTCTGAAATGACCCTCATTCGCCAACACTTTGACCAAAGCATTGCCGCTGCCGCCTCGACGGACAGCATCGACATCAACGCCCTGACCGTCTATCAGCGCCTCTACAAAAGCCTCAAAGACGACAAAGCGATTTTAAAAAATATCGATTCCATCCAAGACAAAATCATCGCCAAAGCCGCCATGATTCCCAATTATTCCGACTGGATTCAAGGCGTCATCGATACCGGCCGCGCCGCCGAAGACGACCAAGTGACCCCGACGCTCTTGGTTTGGATGATTGACACAGGTGCGCTCGACGCCGCCATGCCGTTGGCGAAACTCGCCATCGAGACACAAATGGCCTCGACCGACGAATACAGCCGCACCATGCCCGAAATCATCATCGAGCAAATGGCCGAGCAAATCAGCGCAGGCAGCGACATCAGCCTGCCAAACCTGCAAACCCTGATTGATTGGGTTACAGCCAAATCAGACAACGGCCTGCACATCAACAACATGCCCGACCAAATCCGCGCCAAATTGCTCAAAGCCGCAGGCGAGCGCGCCGAAGAGCAAGGCGAAGACGAACACGCCCTTGCCCTCTACGAGCAAGCCTACGCCTACAACGCGCGCAGCGGCGTCAAAAAACGCATCGACGCCCTGAAAAAACAGCTCGAAAAATAAAAGCTCCCCCGCCGTATGGCAGACGGCGGCCTGTCTGCAAGCCCAATCCCTTCCAGCCTGCGCCGCCGCCCCTGCCATACCCCCAATAAAAAAGGCCGTCTGAAATGACCGGATTTAACTTTAATACCGCCGCCCCAGCCAACACACAAACCATCGACAAACAACACATCGACAGCGGCGACTTTTGGCCGGTCATCGACCTGGACGAACTGCGCCGCGACATGCGCATCGACACCACCATCACGCCAGACCGCCTCTTCGACACCGCCATCAACGCCGTCGCCTACGTCAACGACCAGCTCAAAGACATCATCGCCATCGTCCCATTGGCGCAACACATCAGCCAAACCGACCCACGCCGAATCAACGGCGAGCCGCTCGCCAACATCCGTTACCGCCGCGCCGTGTACAGCTACACCAAAGCCCTGCTCCTAGAGATCTACAACGACTACGACAGTACCGGCAAAACAGCCGCGCGCAGCGACGCCAAACAAGAGACCGCCGAAGACTACCGCCGCGAAGGTCATCACGCCATCGCCGAGCTGCTCAAAAAGCCGCGCATCGATTGCGAGCTAATCTAAAGGCCGTCTGAAATGCACACCCAAAACAACACCATCATCACGCGCGACGGCGACACCATTAGCCGCATCGCCTACGAGTATTACGGCAAGTCAAGCGGCATGGTTGAGCAAATCATCGCTGCCAATCCAAAACTAAGCCGCCAAGCCGTGCAACTGCCAGCCGGGCTGACCATCGTCATGCCAAAAATCGAACAAAACCAAACAATCAAAACTATTAATTTATGGGATTAGAAAACGTGAACGAAACCAAAACCACCACCGCCATCAACGCTGCCGTCATCGTCATCGGCAGTTATCACATGGCCGCCTCTGTTGCCTTCGGCGCAGCCGTCGGCGCCAGCCTGTTTATTTTGAGCCAAAACCAACACAGTCCACTGACTAAGGCTTGGCTCTTCGCCGTTTCCTTTTTCAGCGGCATCTTTGGAGGCGAAACCGCCGCAGGGATTTTCAACTGGGTATTAAGCATCATCCGACCCGATGCGCCGCCGCTGAAATTTAACGAATTTTTGGGCGCCGCCCTGTTTTCCGCCCTCGTCGTCGTCATCGTCAACCGCCTGATCGACTTTGTCGGCACAGCCAAGATTAAAAGCCAACCCAACCAAAAGAAAGGAGAGAGCGAATGACCCCAATGCAAGCCGCCGCCATCATCTCCCTGACTGCTGCCGGAGCATGGCGCATCCTGTTTTTCGATACGCGCGGCCGCACCCACAAGCCCCTCATTTGTTTTATTGCCTGGCTCAAATTCGCCTGGATGATCGGGCTGATGATAGCCGTGATTTTCAAACTCTACTCCGTCGCCGTGTGGGGGCTGATTTTCGGATTAGCCCTCCATACCGGAGCATTAATTTGGCACGGCGGCAACGTCAACAGTATTTTGCCGACCTCGACCAAACATCAAACCAACCCATAAGAAAGCCTCACAAATGACTGAAAAACAAACCTACACCCTGGGAAAAACCAGCCTGTCAAAATTAAACGGCGTCCATCCAAACCTCGTTAAAGTCATCCAGCGCGCGATTGAGCTGACCAGCCAAGATTTCAGCGTAAACGAAGGGCTGCGCACACTCGACCGACAAAAGCGACTTGTCGCCGCCGGTGCAAGCCGTACCCTCAACAGCAAACACCTGAAACAAACAGACGGCTACGGCCACGCCGCCGACCTCATTCCGTGGGGCGACTTCGACGGCAACGGTACAAAAGAGATTTCATGGGCGTGGGAAAATTTCTATCCCATCGCAGAAGCCATGCGCGCCGCCGCTAAAGAATTGAATATCCGCGTACGTTGGGGCGGCTGCTGGGCAACACTCAACGACACCACCAAGCCGACAACCCAACTCGTCGCCGACTACGTCGCCGTCCGCCGCTCCGCCGGTAATCGCGCGTTTATCGACGGTCCACATTTCGAGCTTGACTAAAGGGCGCGCCATGAAAACCGTCATTTCATTTTGCATCGCCCTATTCCTCGCCTGCGCCCTATTGATGAACGGCCTACTCAAAGCAAACCGCACCATCAAAGCCAAAGAGCAGGAAATCAAAACGCAGGCCGAGACCATCAAGAAAAAAGAAGCCGCCCTGACGCTCTACCAACAACGCAGCCGCGCCATGCAAGCGCAGCTCGACAAGCTGACCGCCGAAACAGCAGGCAAAAATGAGCAGATTCAGACGGCCATCCAAAAAAATCACGATTGGGCAAGCCAGACAGTCCCCGAAGACCTAGCCAAAACCATCAAATAAAAAAAGGGCGTGTTTGACACGCCCTATCA